GAAGTGATCGAGCCGCGACGCCGCGGTGGTGAACGCCGAGCCGTCGACCGCCTTCATGGCGTCGGGGTCCACGGCTCGGAGGTCTGGACCTCGATCCCGAGCTCGATGCCGGTGTGATCGATGCCGCCGTACGGCAGGGTCGCGATCCGGTAGTCGACGACCGACGCGACGAGGGCGGCGCCGCCGAGCTGCATGCCGGTTTCGAGCTGGTCGAGGAGGACGGTCAGCCATTTGCGGCAGGCGTTGAGCTCGCGGGGCAGATCCTTCGACCGTGCGAAGTAGAAGCGGGCCAGGCGGCGGTGCCGGCCGAGGCGCGTCCCGTGGCCGCCGCCGGATCCCGGGAACGCGCCCGAGTCGGGAAAGACGAGCATTGCCGGCAGCGGCCCGAGGCGGTTCGGCAGGTCGGCGCTCGAGGACCGAATGTTGCCGAGGCCCGCCGGCGGGGTGACCTGGGCGGGCGCGTAGCGGGCGGCGATCGCGGTGTCGATCGCGTTCGCGTCCATCAGGCGATCCCGATCCCGCCGCGGAAGCGCATCAGCGTGTCGTACTGGACGGTGCCCGGGCCGAAGTAGTGGGCCCAGACCGCGAGCGGCGAGGCGTCGGCCCCGATCGCGTTGGCGTCGCCCGCCTGGCGTGCCGTGTAAGCGGTTGCAACCGCGTCCAGGGCGATCGCCTGGACCGACGGGGGCACAGTGGCGAATCCCTCGTCGATCGTCATCTGGGCCCCGTTGAGGGCGGTCGCCAGGCGACCGACGGAGCCCTTGATGAGGATCCGCGTCGCCGGCCAGCCCGGGCGGCGCTCGAGCGGCGCCGGCCGGAGGAGGATATCGGCCGCGGCGACCGCCGTGTAGACGCCGCCGGTGTCGGGCTGGTCGCTCGAGGCGATCCCGAGGGCGGTGACGGCCCGGACGCCCTTCCGGACCTCGATGATCGAGCCCGCCTGGGTGTCGACGGTGTAGGCCTGGCCGGCGGCCGCGACGAACCGCCGGCCGGTGAACTCCTGGATGAGATCGGTGATCTGATCGTTGAGCTCGCCGAGCAGGGTGTCATCGGTCGCGTCGACAAGCCCGGTCGGGAAGATCCGGGCCTTGATCTGCGCGAGGGTGACGAGCTGGTCAGCCATCTACGTCGAGCGACCCCGCCGGCCGGTACCGGCGACCGGCGGGGATGCCCTTCGCTCGAGCGGCCTATGCCGCGGTGACCTTCAGGGAGCCGAGCCGGGTCCCGACGACCAGGTACGCCCAGATCCCGACCCGGACGGCCTGGGGGCCGACGACCTGGTCGAAGCTGAACGAGGCGATCGAGCTCTCGTAGACGACGTAGTCGTTCGGGCGCCCGAAGACGCACACGTTGACCGTCGACGCGTAGGACAGCTTGGTCTTGGCCGTGAGGATCCCGAGCGCGAGCTCGGTGTCGTCGGCCAGGGTCACGCCGTCGCTGTTGACCGCGCCGATCATCGGGACGAGCGGCCGGCCGGTGGTGTCCGGCTGCGCCGCCAGGACCGGGAAGAGCGCGGACGGGATGAACGCGCCCGTGCAGCCCCGGAACCGGACGGTGAAGTAGTTGATGACGTTGCCGAGGACGCCGGCGTACGGCGTCGCCGCGGTGATCGCCGGCGAGCCGGCCGAGGCGCCCGCCTCGACGGCCGTCTTGATGACCGTCTCCGAGGCCTGAGCGTAGGCCTCGTTGAGGTCCTGCAGGAGCATCGCCTGCGAGGCCGGGTCCGCGCCGTCGATGACCTGGCGCGACACGTCGGTGTACGCGCCGTAGATCAGCGGCGTTGCCGTGACCGCGGTCGTCGCGAAGTCGGTCGAGCCCAGGGCCGCGCCTTCGGCCGACTGGACCGCGACGCTCGACGACGTCGTGACCTTCGGGAAGATCCGCGGCCGAGCGTCCGCGATCGGGAACCGATCGTAGAAGTCGCCCATCGGCCGACCCTTCAGGATCCGCGGCGTGAGCAGGCCCGGAACGTAGTCGTTGGGGTAGGCGCCGGGGATCTCCGAGCTGAGGACGTCGCCGGCGCGCGACAGCTGCGCGATCCGCTGGTCGATCGCGTGGCGGTTGAGCTGGCCGCTGGCCCAATCCCAGGCGGCGGCGCGCTCGATCGCGTCGGCCGCCGGCTGCAGGACGCCGGCGTAGTGGCGCTGCTGGCGCTGCTGGGCCTCCCAATCGCCGCGGCTCGCCCGATAGGCGTCGCGGAGGAAGTACTCGCTCGCGCTCGGGCCGTACACCGTCTCGGCGCGGGTCTGGCGGATCTGCGGCCCGGCGCTGCGGGCGAGGTCCGCGACGGCGCCCCGCTCGGCCTGGCCGCGAGCTCGGTCCTCGGCCGCCTGGCGCTCGACGTCGACGGTCACCCGGGTCCGGTTCGGGCGATCGCCGGCGGGCGCCTTCGTCGCCGTGGTCGCCTCTTCCTCGTCGTCGGTGGTCTCGGCCGGCGCGGCGGCCGCGGTCGTCTCAGGCATGTTGCCCTCCGTTGCCGCTCGCACGGCCGTGATGTTGGCGCCGGACTGCCCGTACGCCCCACGCTCGAGGATCGCCACCCGGTTGATCCGGATCGCGGTCCGCTCAATGACGCCGTCGTCGCGACGGCGCTCAGCGATCGGCTCGAAGCCGATCGAGAAGTCGGTCAGCACGCCGTCGTTGGCGAGCTCGTAGGCCTCGTCGCCCATCGCCGTCCGGCTGACCCGGAAGGCGGCGTGCGGCCCCGTGTCGCGGTCCTCGCCGCTGATCGCCCGGCCGACGGTCCGGGCGCCCTCGTGGCTGTTGTAGCCGCGCTTCGGGTCGCCTGGCAGGTAGTCGAGCTTGACCTGGGACCAGTCGGTCCCGCCCGCGGTCGCCGCGCCCGGGGCGATCGTCTCCCGGTAGCGCGGCCCGGACGGGTCGTCCTGAACCGACGCGATCGCGCCGTACGGCACGACCGTGCCCTCGACGACCCGCTGCCGCTCACCGTCCGCGGCGGCACGGACGGTGAGGGCGGCGCCAGGCCACGCCCGGGTGAGCATCAGCGGCCGAGGCCCGGCTCGAGCAGCGGCCCGCCGATGTCATCGCCGAGCGTCTTGTTCGTCTCGGCGACCGCGTCGACGACGTCCTGCTGCCGCTTCAGCTCGGCCTCGCGGGCCTTCTGCGTCAGCTTGTCGCGGTCGGCCGGCTTCGGGGCCGCGAACGGCTCGGCCGGCTTCGGGGCCTCGGCCGGCTTCGGGGCCTGCTCGTGGGTCTTGTCGTCCTGGGCCATGTCAGCCTCCTACGGCTACGGTGATCCCGGCGGCGGCCGGGGCGGGGGTGGTGGCCTGTGGCGTCCGGGCCGGCAGCCCGAAGCCCTTGACGCGGGCCTCGTCGGGATCCGCGATGCCCGTCTCGACCAGGGCGGCCCAGGAGCTCGAGCGATCGACCAGGTTGCCCTGCAGGAGCCGCGCTGGGTCGAGCGCCATCCGGCGCCCGTCGATCGGGTCGCCCGGGAGCTCGCCGCTGATCGCGTCCTCGACGGGGCCGGCGTAGCCGCGGAGGGTGTAGCGCCAGAGGTCGATCGCGTCGTTCTCGACGTTGCTGTACGTCTCGGAATCGCCGGCCGGCGCGTTGAGGATCCGGGTCGGGACGCCGAAGTAGCGGCCGACCTCGGCCGTCTGGCGATCGCGCGCCTCGCTCGCGCTGTCGGTCGTCGGGTCGGCGCCCCACGGCTCGGCGTGGGCGCCCTTGCCGAGGACTGCCGGGCGATCCGAGCCCATCGCCCGCCGATCGACCCAGCGCTGGGCGATGAGGTCGGCCGAGTCGTTGTCGAGCTCCTGGTCACTCGTGATGACCGTCGTCGTCGGCCCGCCGGCCTGCCAGTACCGGGACATGTGGACGTCGGCGGCGACGTAGGCGGTGAACTGCCGGCGGGCGAGCTCGAGGAGGCCGGCCATGTTCTCGGTGATGCCCGGGAACGGCGCCCGGCGGATGATCGTCAGGTCGTCCGCCTTGGTCGTCTGGCCGGCGACGTTGTAGGTCGACGGCGGGAGGATCCCCCAGGGGTCGAAGCTGACCGGCTGGACGACCGTGGGCGGGAGCGGCAGGAGCGACCACGGCTTGCCGGCGCCGTCATAGCCGCCGACGTGGAGGCAGTACACCGTGTTGTAGAGGGCCTCGGTCGCGACGACGCGCCAGGTCCACTCGCGGCGGGTCATCGTCGCGCACGGCCGGCGGACCAGGCGGGACGCGGGGAGGAGCTCGTCGCCGCGCCACTCCTGCCAGGGCATATCGGCGATCGCGTCGGCGATCAGGGTGACGCACCGCCACACGGCCGAGAGGCCGACCGCGGCGCGGCTGTCGAGGTACGGGACAGCCTGGACGCCCATGGTCGTCGGGGTGATCGTCGAGGAGGCGGGGGCCCCGGCCCGGCCGAAGATCAGATCGCCGATCGCCTGGGTAAGCCTCACGGACCGGAACTATGCACCGGGTTTTGACACAAGTCCAGCGGAAATCCTACAGGGCGCTCGATCGGCGTCGGTGGACACCAACAGCGGGGCAGGCGCTCGCGGCCCGCTACGGCCGTCCTAGGCGCTCACAGGAAGACCTGCGGGGCGACCTCGCGCTCCTCCGGGGCGATCGCCGCCCAGGCCGCCCAGGCCGCGGCGCGGAGGCCGTCGATCTCGCCCAGCGACTCGCGGATGCTGTAGTACCAGTCGCCGGCGTCGACGGGCGCGTTCGGCCGGCCGACCCGGACCTGTTGGGCGAGCAGGGGATCGGGGCCGTGGGTCAGCCGGCGGCCGATGAGCTCGGACCGGAAGAGCGCCGAGGCCGACCGGATCTGGCGGCCGTTGAGGGCGGTCGCGCGGATCCGCTTCGCCTCGGCCCAGGCGATGACGTGGGGGGCGGCCGCGGCGGCGGCGCTGAACGCGACCTCGGCCGGCTTCCACTGGCCGACCAGGCGATCGAGCAGCTTCACGAGCTCGCGCGGCGCGATCGACGGCCGCGAGCTCCTCGAGCTGTCGAGCTCGCCGGCGATGCCGACCCAGGCGCCGGCGTCGGTCGCGATCGCGACGGTGACCGTGACCCGGCGCCAGGTCGGGACCGTCTCGACGCCGAGGACGATCCGCTGACCGGCCGCCGGCTGCTCGGCCTCGGTCGCCTTCCACGTCCCGGGCGGGAGGACCTCGTCGCCGCCCTCGGTCCAGAGGTTCAGCGTCTCCTGCTTGTAGGCGGTCGGGGTGAGCGCCCGGATCGACGCCGCGACCGGACCGAGCGGGATCCGGCCCTCGGCGACCGCCGGGTTCGCCGCCAGGATCGCGACCTTGCTATCGGGGGCGGCGTCGTCGGGCGCCGCGTACCAGGTCATGCCGAAGCCGTCGGCCGGCTCGACGCCGTCGATGACCCGGCGGCCGCGTTCCCACATGTCGCGGAGCAGGATCGAGCGCTCGTCGCCGGCGGTCGAGATCGGGAAGATCAGCGGATCCGGCCGAGCTCGGGTCGTCGGCTCGAGGGCCGCCCAGGTGTCATAGCCGCGCTGCGTCCGGACCTCGTCGAAGATCCCCAGGTCGACGCTGAACGTCCGGATCGCGTCGCGGGCCTCCCGGCTCGCGGTGTGGTACTCACGGTGGCGGCCGTACATGTCGCTGCGGATCCCGAGGTACCTCGTCAGCGCCAGGCCGGCGTGGGGGAAGCGACGCTTGATCGGGGCGAGGTCGGCCAGGACGGCCGTGTACGGGACCCGGGCCTGCGTCTTGTCGTGGGCGAGCCCGAGGATGAACGACCAGTCGGGCATCGCCTCGGCGGTGAGCGCCCAGCCGACGAGCGATCGGACCGTGACCGTCTTGCCGTTCTGCCGGCCGGCGCTCGCGAGGTAGATCCGATGCGCGAGCCGGAGCGCGAGCGTCGCTCGGATCGTCGCCCGGCCAGGGAGCGAGAGAGCCGGCGTCTTGTGCTCGAGCAGGGCGAGCGCCCGGTTGAGGACTCGACGCTGCCAGCGGTCGAGCCGGATCCCGAGCTCGGCCGCGGCCCAGGCCGCGACGTCGGGACCCCACGAGCCGACGACGCCGCGGGGTAGGGGAGTCTGCCAGCGAGGCGCCGGGAGCGGCGCCCGGCTCATGCCGCGACGGGGACCTCGACCAGGCGCTCGAGCAGCTGATCGATCGCGTCATAGACGGGAGCCGCCTCCGGCGCCGCCGGCGCCGCCGCCTCCCACGCCGCCTCCGCCGCCTCCCACGCCTCCCACGCCGCCGCCTCCCACGCCGCCGCCCGCGCCGCCCACGCCGCCTCCGCCGCCGCCTCCGGCGCCGCCGGCGCCGGCGCCTCCGCCGCCC